GGCCATTGCCGACAACGCCTTGTCCGCGTCCTCGCCGCAATAAAGCACCTTAAACCTGGCGCCCTTGCGGCCCACGGCAAGGTTCAACTTCATTAAGCGGACAAAATGCGCTTGAGCGAGTCGGTGCCAGCGGACACGCCGTAAATCAACGTCGCGGTGATGTACTGGGCGCCGTCCTTGCCTTCGTACCAGTTGCGGAGTTGCAACGAGATGCCGGTGTCCGGGTCTTGGACAGACTCAACTGCTCCGGCCCAGTTCTCCGGCAACGCCGGTTGACGTCCCGCAATGATAAGAGCCTCCTTGCCGCAAACGAAACCTTCCAGGTTCTCGGAGTTTGCCGGTATGTCGGAATACTCCAACACATCGAAACCGTGAACGCGGGGAATGTTGTTGTCCTGAATCGCGCCAGGATTGCCAAAGGCGTAACTTGCCTGGATGGCGTTGTCCTTGGCAAGCGCGGCGTAGTAGGCCGGCTTGATGACCATGGCACGGCCGCCACGCGGCACGTTCAAGGTTGTCAGGTCGCCCGCCAGGGTCGCCACATCGTCGGCGCCAAAGTTCGCGGCCGTCACAACGGTGTTGTTGCTGTAGGTCGCATTGAGAACCAACGCCAGCAGGTCATCCATCATGGCGTTGACCACAGAATGAACGGCAGGCTGCACGAACGTGCGCTCCAGCATATCCATCCCACCCTTGGCAATCTCCAGGTCGGTGAATGCCGCGGTGAAATGCTTGTGCTTGTTCAACGCGATGGTCTTGGCCGTGGATGTTACGTCCGTGGCAGAGTAACCGCTCGTCGCGTCTCCCGCCGACACCGCACTTGCAACGCGAGTGCTGACCGATTCGCCGACATCAGCAACGTCGCTGCTGAAGTCAGTCGTGAATGCCGAAACAACTGGCATTTCGGCCGAAAGTGTTTCAAGCGTTTGTTGTGCGATTTGGGCTAGATTGATGCCCCCGATTGAGTTTGCCATGTCAGTATGCTCCTAAAAATTAATCATTACAGTTTCGGCTTAATCTCGGCGCGATAAAACGCCGTGCGTTCCTTCAGGTTTTCAATCGCGTGATAATCAACCCAAAGCTCGTCCAGGGTCTTGGTCTTGCTGACTTCCTCGACGTCCTCGGCCACCGGCTCGGCGCCCTGCTGGGCGACTATCTCGGCTGCCTGTGCGCCTGCAAGTTCCTCGACGCTGGCCTGCTCGGCCTGTTTCTCGTCAATCTCCTTCTCAAGCCCGGCCACCTTGTCAATCAACGCGGCGTTGGCCTTTTCGAGTTTGTCGGTTTGCTCCCCCAGGGCAGCAATCTTGGCCTGGGCCTCGTCGTTGCCACCCGTCAAAGCCTCAACTTGGCTCTTTAGGTCGGCGTTTTCTTCTGCGATTGTCATGTCAAAAAAAACAATTTATTGGGTCAGTTTAACTGACGCCCAAATTTTGCAAGAGGGAATCAAGATTTTTCGCCTCGCCGTCAATCATGCCAATGTCGGCGGCGCGCCTGCCGCTGAATGTCTGCCCCTGCAAATGCTCGTAGCCCAGGCCGGGCCGGTAGCTTTTCACGAAGCCGGCAAACTCGTTGTAGGTTTCCATGACTTCAAGTTGCAGGTGCTTCCGCACTTCCTCATCGAGCGCCACGCCAGGGAATCCGGCGGCCTTGTATTTTCCACTCTTGAAAATCTCAACCTGCACGCCCTGTTCGGCCAACGCCTTGCTGGTGTCCAGCACCGGCAGATAAACGCCGACGCTGCCAACCTCTGCCGACGGTGCGGCAAAGATTCCATTGGCGCCGGCCGCCAGCCAATACGCTGCGCTGGCCATCTGGCTGTCGGTGTAGGCGTAAATTTTCTTTTTGCCCGATGCCTGCACGGCCTCGACGGTTTCGGCCAGTTCGGGAATACCGGCAACCGTCCCGCCTGGGCTGTCAATGTCCAGCACGATGGTCTGCACATCGTCATCATCGGCCGCCAGTTCAACGGCTGCCATGACGTCGAGCGCATCGACGGCGCCAAGCATCTTGGCAACCGGGCCGAGTTTGTGGCCAATGACTCCGGCCACGGGAATGATGGCAACGCCTTCACTCTCCGCGAACGTGTAGTCGTCCATCTCATTGTCGCGTTCCTCGTCCTCTGCAACCTCGACAACGGTGGCGCCCAGCATTGCCTGCGCCTTGCTGATGCACGACGGCAGGATGGCCCATTTCTCAAACTCCTGGTTTATCTTCATTTGGTAATCCATTTGGGGTCAACAACTGCACGCGGTTCGGGTCGATGCCGTATTTGTCGGCAAGGTCTAACACAAACCGCTGCTCTGAAATTCGCTTCTCGACCTCATCTTCCCAATGCAGGCCGCGGTCGGCGTATAATTCCTGCAAGGTTGTCAGGCCGAGTTTGTAATCCTCGCGTGCCGCGCCGGCATCGCGCCCGCCATCAACTGAAATCTTTCGCGGGCCTTGGTAGTGCCAGGAATACCAATCGCCGCCCTTGGGTTGCGGCAGCAGGCCCAGCTTCATCGCCTTGGCCAATGCGTAGCCATCAATTCGCTTGGCAATCTTTCGGACTAGGCGCTGGTTCTTCTCGACGGTGCGCTGCGCCTTGGCCGTGACCAGGCGAACCACAGCGCCGCCAATCTTGGTCGGGTCAAGGGACAGGTCGAAGGGCCATTCGAGCGCCTGGAATGCCGAGCGCAGAATGACGTTCTCGAATGCCTGTGAGTTTTGGCTCGGCCGGTTCCTGTCCATGACTTCAATCTTGGAGCCGGAGCCGGCGCGGAAGTAGCGAATGGCGCCGCCTTCCAAGGTTTCGAGAGTCGTTTCCAGGTTGCCCGAATCAATCGTCTGCTCGATGAATGCCTCGGAGTCGTCTGCGTACCCGTCCTCGTTGTGTTCAACCAGGGCAATGCTGCTGGCGGCCTTCTGCGCGTTCAGTTCGTACTCGCGCAACTCCTTGACGTCCTGCAAGTCGCCCGTGACAGACGACAGGGGCGTGATGCCCCGGCCCTGGTCTGACCATTCGGGGAAAAAGCAAAGGGCCATGTCGCGGGCGCTGACCTTGCGCTCGCCGTCAACCATGTAGGCGACTGCCCTGCCCTGCTTGTTGGTCACGACGCCGTTGTGTTCGTTGGTGTTCTGCGTCCGGCTGGCGATGCGGTGCGCCGGGATTAACTGAACGGCGGGGTAACCTCCGCTTGTGCTGGTCAGCATCACGCCGACGTCGCCGTCACGCTTCACCGATAGCAGCGACAGGTAGAGAAATTCCTCGAAATCGCAGCGCCCCTGGATGTCCATGATTTTGTGCCAATCATTCAGCCAGGCTTCAGCTTGTGCGCCCCAGTCCAAGTCCTTGCCGACATACTGCGGAATGAACGGCTGCACGCTGTAGGTGCATTGTTCAAGCAGGGCGCCGCGGACAGGTGCGAAATTGCCAAACAACCAGCGGCCGGCGCTGACGAGTTGCTGATGTGTGCCTGTTGGAATCAGTTGCCGCGTGTCCTTGTTCAGGTAACGCAGCGGCCGCCGGTAACGGTTGCTCTGGTATTGCGGCTCCCACAGGGAACCGAGTTTTTTCAGGAATCCCTTAAGCATTTCGGAACTTTGCGTAGGTGCGGGTTGACAGGTGGCCGTAGGTTGCCGGGTCTTTTTTCTTGAGCGCAAAAATACATTCGCGCAGAACCTGGTCGATGGGGAGAGTGAATGCCTTGGTGGCGTTGCGGCCGCCGATGCCGTAGCTCATCAGCGTTTTGCCATCAGTCAACAAGGTTTTTGCCTTGGCCTGAATGGTCGTGATTTCGCTGGTCGTGAAATTCAGGAATAAACCCTCTGCCCGCATTTCCTGAAAATAGTCGGGGCAGTTTCGGAAATCTCAAGCGACAAAGAAAACGGCCCGGCGCGGGGAAAGGGGATGCCGGCCGGGCCGCTTGGTTGTATAAGAGAATGAACTAAAAAACCAAACCGTGAACAAACTAGCGTCAGCCTTGGGAATCGTCAAGCGACTTCGGCGGGCGGCCTCGTGGCCTGCTGCCCTCCCTTGGCGGTTTGCTGGCGTTGACCCTTGCCGCCATGGTCTTGGCCTCGCTGCTCTTGCTGCCAAGGATTTTGCCGATATTAATTGGCTTGTTGCAATGCGGGCATTTGTGGGTTGTTGTCATATTTCCCGCCCTTCTGCATGGGCAATCGCTTTATCAACGACGTCCTGCTCGTGCTTTGCTAAAAAAGCAGGCAAGGCCAGTATCTTCAACGCCTCCAACATTTCCGGCGCACTCGCTATCAAATGCGCGTTGGCCTCCACTTCATCCTCTGGCCGGTCTGTCCGAATGTCTGCAACAACGTCGCTGCCGTCGCCGCCGCCAACCATCAAACAGTCGTCGCCGTCGATTGTTGTTATTAGCCAAGGGCCGTTTGTGTGTTTTTTCATTTTCGTTTGTTCCTTTCTTGGTTTATGTGTCAAACCCTTCTCAAGGTTAATTTTGTTTCGCCAAAAGAAACCCATTCGTCTCCATTTTCGTCCACGACTCGCACTTCAATTCCCGCGTCTAATAAAAGCGCATCCTCTTTTTTACGCTTTCGGATTTTTATAGGGTCGTCAGAGTTAATCAATACAAGCATTTCAGTTTTTATTTCTGATATTGTTGCTACTTTCATTTTCGTTTGTTCCTTTCTTGGTTTGGAGGCGCCGCTTATGCGGTCGCCGTTTTTGCTAATTCCTGCGCCCTTTGAAAAGCGCACCAGTTTGAAGCGAAAAAATACTCGCTGCCATTGTGGGCA